GGTCTTGATGATCAGCGAGGTTGAATCATTCGTTTTGAGCCAAGCCCAAGCCGTACCTGAAGGCGTAAGATTCGGGTTTGATGGGGCTTTTGGCATCATGTCACGCACCGATTGCGGGAACAGATTCAGATTCGCAAGATTTACGCTGTCATACACAGCAGAAATGATAGGCGGAGTTGCAGGTAATCCATTCCTCGACGAATAGGAAGATATGCGGGTCAATGAACAGCGCGAGGTTTGAAAGCTCGTCTGACCTCTGGAAAACTTTTTAACCAATTGATAAGCCAATGGAAACTGGCTTTCAGGCATTGGAAGCTTCACGTTCTTCGGATCATCTCCAGATAACTTTACTGCTGAGTAATATTCTTCCTCTGATATGTAGTTTCGAGCCTCCGCTCTTACCTGCGGCAATTCAAACAACGAGGCGTCAACGTATTCGGTGCGGAATTCATACCGTTGCGCTGGCTCGTCTTCATCAAGTGGAGCTTGAGCGGTTGGATTGTTTGGGTTGAAGTTCGTTCCAGCAAAAGTGACGGTTGCAATGGAATACGGACCATCTTCGCTGATCTGGTATTTTCCGCCAGCAGCGACCCAATCAGCAGAAGCAGCGCGGAGAGCATCTTTGCTTCCTCTGTAAGTGTAAGTGATGTATCGACCAGTACCGTCTCCGTTGTTGTACTGGCGCGATACTTCAATATAACCAGTGGCAACTGGTAATATCGTGTCTGTTTTGATCGTTGCCATATTACTCCTGAGAAATGCGGTCAGCCGTTTTTCCGGTGTTCTTAACGATTTGCTTCAACTGAAGCGTCTGTTCGATGGCCTGTCTGATAGCAGTGTCTTGCGCCGATTGAAAGCCAGTAAATCCACCGATACGCGCAAGCGGGTCTTGCGCTCCACCAATCGAGAACCTAGGACCTTTTGCAAGCTCGTATTCCACGCTGCCAATGGGTGGCGGATTCTTGGTCTGCGGGATCGGACCTCCAGTCAAAGATGGGTTTTGCTGTAACTGTCTCGACAGCATCTCGTCAGACGGTCCCCTGATCTCCGCTTTTCTTACTGCTGCTTCCGCTCTGTCTAGGAAACCTGAAATGTCCCCGTAGACCCTGAAGATTGGACCTAGAGTCATCTTTAACGCAAGATCCGCAGGACCAGCGGATAAAGCCTTTAACAATCGAATCTGCTCCTCAATCAGCTTGTTGTACTGGTCGAGGTTGTCTAGGTTCTCCTTTTCAATGATTGTTCTGTTTGCAGTCTTCTGGTATTCAGCTAAAGCGGCACCAGCAGCTTTGAGCTTCAATCCATACAGATCAATCATAGCTGCTGTTGCGTCAGCAGACCCACCAGATTCCTTGTAGGCTTTGGCAGCTTTAATTGCTGCATCAATCGTAGACAACTCCGAGTTGTAGAGGTCTTCGTTTGAAATCTTAAGGTTTTGAAGCGTTTTGATCGCTTCTTTGTCTCCCTGCGTTGCCTTTAACCTCGCCTCTTCAAACTTGAGAAGCACTGATTGCAATTTCTCAAACGAAACTCCGGTGTCTCCTGCGAGTATTTGAAGCCGTTGAACCTCGTCCGTTGTAAGATTCATCTGCTCTCCCATGTCTTTGATTTCTCCAGCGAGATTCATCAAATGCTTGGTGTAAGCAGTAACTGCCGCAACAGATAGAGCGGCTCCAAGCTTGCTTGTAACGGCGTTCTTGAAGTTGGTTCCAAACTTCTCACCAGCACTTTGGGCGCGTTTTACGCCCATCTCAAACGCTGTTGAGTCAACACCAAGCTTAACAAGTAGAGAGAGAACGCCCATTTTATGCCTCTTGCTGACTCTTCCAGATTGCTTCGCTCTTATCGTCCCACAGTTGAACGTGTCCCATCATCTCGGCATGAGCTAGAATCAGCCTCTCCGCATCGCCAATTGGCATCTTGATTGAATCGTCAGGAGCAATTCCGATATTGAGACAACCAACCAAGACACGTTCCGGCCACGGCATTGCAGGAGTCTTTGACTTGCTTCCGCTCTCAATTAGCACTTCTGGAGCGGTCGATTGTTCATTTAACCAAAGCTGGAACTTGTCGGATTCGGAAATCAAGTCCAGCTTGGCGATACGCTTTCCCCACAACCACAAGACAAGACCGCTCCACCGAGACTTGATGGAGCGGATGGACTCAAGCGGAGACTGTGAGCAAACGGTCACAGCCTCAACCAAATCGGATGGTCCAATCTCTCCGCCAATGACAAACGGAGATCTCAAACGCTGAAGGACAATTGCGTGTCCTACGGTGTAAGGAACAAGCCGAACCCCTAGCACTACGGGTGCTTGAGGTCCAGTCTCTGACAGTATCTTTGCAAGATCGGCCACAGATTACAGAGTCTGTGCGGCAGTGGCTCCAGTGATAAGAGCGTATTTAACGCATGGAAGAGTAAGCATAGCCTTTCCAGACTGCGTAAACTTAAGGCTTCCCCCTCCGTTGTAAATCCAGTCTCCATTGATCGCGTTGGCTCCGGTGCCAGTTCCTGCAGTTAGCAATCCGCCAATGGAAACCTGATCGGCAACCGTGACGTTGACCCTGCCGTTACCGTTAGGGATTGCAGCAGCGAGCAAAGCATCGGCGGGAGTGGCTCCGCTAGGGATAATGTTGAAGGTTGCAGACAAACGGTCTCCAGAACTCACGTTTGCAACAATTTCACCAGAAGAATTTTTTACCTGCTCGGTGTCTGCTTCATGGGTGATATCCATGCTTTCGAGAGTGGCGATACCACTCACCAAAAGAGTGTTGTTTGCCGAATCGTAGACTTTGACGGTGGCCTTAGTCCCGTAGACTAGGGCAAGACCTTTTGATGTTGCCATGTTGTGTTGTTGTTAGATTGCGTTTGCTGCTGCAAAGATTGTCATCGACCGCGAGAAAGTTCTAGCCCTTTCGCTGGTGTCATTGACTCCAAAATCAGTAGGAGTTGCAAAGAAGGCGGTGAAGCCACCAGACGGGTCATCATCTCCGGTGTTCAGATCCGATATGTTGTCATCGACAAACAGCGGCTGAAGAATGTTTTCAAACGCTGCAACAGTCAGCAGAGCGTCAGACTCCGAGGTGTCATCAGCGGACAACTGAAGCGTTGCCGTGACATCAAGCTCGCAAGTGCGATCAATCGGATGGACCGGAACCGCAGTCGAAGAACGGATCACGATGCGCGGGAAGTCGGGCATTCGATCCTCCAAGTCTGGATCGTTGAACGCTCCGTGTCCGTAGCTAGTCAGACAAGCGGGAGTCCCAAGCGGAGACGCTGACCAGTCTTGAGCAGCCAGCCAATCGGCCAACGCTCGCTCGGTACGCATTGCGACGCCATTCATTGTACAACGATTCCTTTCGACTCGGACCCGTCAAACGCTTCGGCCAGCTTGGCGGCAATGTGGATTTCAAGCTCACGCGCTTCGTCGTCGTAAGCTTGTTGCATCGCTTTCGAGTAGATGCTCTCAACCTTACCGATCTGATCGTCAGCCAAACCGATGTTCATTCGGACGTGCGAATGCGGATTGAAGCCAGCCTTCGCATTGTAAGAGTAGGCTGAAGACCCACGGTGCATTGACACATTCTCGTAAGGCAAACCGTACTGGTTGGCGAGATTGACCAACGCTTGATTGGCAGCAACAGATCGAACTTGAGCGGAACCTTTCTTGGCTCGTCGAGTTCCTCCGAATTGCTGAAACGACGGAGAGAGCTTCTTGATTCCCTTAGTCACGCATGACTTGAGGTAACCAACAGAGCCAGCAGCGCGGCGGCGCAATTTGGCAGCAGCGTCTTTCATCTTCTGACCGTAAAGCCCCTCATTGCCAGCCCTCGCGTTCTTGGCTTGAGCGATCAGGTGAACGAGACGCAACTGACGAGAACGCCCCACCTTTTTGCCGGTCTTTTTGTCAAAGGCGGGAGAGCCAACGGGCCGGTTGTAGTAGTCGAGAATCTTATTCCGCGCTGCTTGCGGAGATTTCGGAGGCAACAAGCAGTACAACCGCAGCATCAGGAAGAACGTGCGGGCATTGACGGCTTCAGCAAGCGACCGCTTGGTCTTAGGCAAGTACTCCTTCCAAGCGGCATCAAACCGAGATGTATCGACTGTGACGGTGGGAGTCATTTAGTCTTTGCCCCCAGTTCCAGAACGTAATACGCACCAGTTCCGTCCCGCTTGGCAGACAAGATCCGCAGCGAACGGCCATCGTAAGTCAGTGTGCGGCCCACCACCGGAATCATCTTGCCGAACGTCAACTGGATGGCGTCGGTGTTCTCTTGCGTGATTAAGCTCCCGCTCTCTTGCAGGAGACGATCAGCGGTCGATCCAACGTCAGCACTCCAGACGGTTGAATCAACAGTTACGAGCGTCGAGTCGGCCAATCGCCAGTCAGCAAGCTTGACCAGCAGTCGTACCTGCACGTTGTCTTGAAAACCACCGTTTATGACGTTGTTGGCGTCAGTGATCGCGGCAGGAATGCATCGGACAAGCGACCCCTGCCACAAGAACGATGGATTACCCATCGCTCCCTGAAGGACCGTCATTCCGAGTTGCAGACTTGTGGCGATCAGGTTCACGCCGTGAAGTAGACGCCAGAAACCAAGATTCGTGAAGTGGCTTGAAGCTGACCAGCCAAGCTGGAGATATCGCCGGTTTCGTAATGGCTCAACTCGCAGTAAGAAGTCCCGCCGACAACTTTGCCAATCACTGCGGTCTTGGCTTGAGTCGTTGCATTATCCAACCAGATCGACACAGCAGCGTCGTAAGTTGCAGGATCAGGGAGGCTCAAGCGAAGATTTCCAGTCGCGGAACCGCTCACCGAGTTGATCGTGATGTCAGCGGTGAACGTGGAGACAAAGCCGATGGAAGTGTGGCGAGCCGTGTTGACCGTCGTTGAGAACGTGCGACCGCCACCGGAATCAGTCAGCGTAGGGGTCCACGTTGACGGAGCCAACATCGGCAACTCGGCATAGATCTCCGAGAAGTTATCATTTGCCTTCTGCCAACTAGCGCGGAGCGTGTCTCCGGTGTTGTCGTTGGCGGTCGTACCCGTGTTGATGACTTGTTGCGGCATATCAATCCTTCGGCAATGCGTACCAACCCTCCGACAACGTAATTCGGTTGCTGGAGCGCACAGAAACCCCGTCCGCTCCTTTGATCCAGACTCTCGCTTTAACGTCCTCAGCGAGCCTCACAGGCTCACCGTGAGGCACCATAACAACGCGAGTTCCGCAGCCACAGCTACCCACCAGCGCGGCCAATGCGATCCAGAAGCTTTGCTTTAAGCTCTTTGTCTGGTTTCGCATCTTCAACGGTGGGTGGTGTTTTCGCCAGACCAGTCAACCACTTCAGAAGAGCGGTGACGATCTGTTCGATGAAGTTCACGGCTTCTTTTC